GTATAATCATATGATTGTGAACATATGAGTGAACTTCCACTAAATGAAGATGTACAAAATGAAGATGATTTATATTGATATGTCAAAGGAACTGTATTATACCATGTACCACCTTGATTTATAGATGCAGATGTACCTGTTGTAATATTTGATCCGCTAACGTACCATAAAGAACCACTTTCAGTCTTATTATTCCAACTTGCGCCAACCAAATCACCTCCCGTAGAAAATCTGCCTATACCCATGTTCCAACTTTGACTAATTGGATATCCATAGACTGTATAATCAACAGGCAATTCACTAGCTTGTGTTGTCTTCAACTTTAATTTAAATGTAACGTCACTGGTTATTGAACCATTGGATATAGACTTAGAAATCTCAGTTGTATCAAACTTAATCAAAATTCTGCTAAAATCAGGTACATCTATGTATGTAAAATATGGAATATACAAACTTTGTGTTCCATATACAAATCCACTTATACATCCATAAAAATTATTTAAACTACCAGAAGCATTATTAATTGATCCTGTAAAATTACCAATTAATGAACCTGTTACATTTAAACTTCCAACAAAACTACCAGAAAAACCATTTAAACTTCCGCTTACATTTGAAAGTGTAACAGATTGTTGTCCGGATGAACCATAAGTAATACCATTTAAAATTGAAGCGCTATAAGTATTATTTAGTATTACACCATTTATACTACCAGTTATTGTTGCTTGATCAATTAAAGATCCTGTAAAAGATATAGATGAATTACTAATAAATTTTAGATTGGCATATCCACTAGAATCAATTGATGTATTAGATCCACTAATATTTCCTGTGAAATTGTTTAATTCTAAATTGGTATAAACAGATTGACTGATTGAAGATGATTGATAATATATTGTTGTTCTGGTCACATTTGGATGTGCCTTCAATTCCAAAATTTCATCAATACCAAAGTTTTTGTCAACGTATACAACCTCATTGGTTATGTATGTATCTTTTTGTGGATATAAAAATGTGTGCATATTATACTACGTTTCCTTTGATATCTATGTCAGTGTATTTAACTTCAAAAACACATGGATCTAATGAAGGATATATTATTTTATTTTTTGTTGCGGATAAAATGTCATATTCATGTGGTGAGTAATTACCATCCTTTGAAGTCAAATTTACAATTTCAACATTTGTTAAAGATTGTACTCCTTCTACTCTTGCAATTTCCAGTTCCAATTGACTCAAATTGATTGGTTGTGAAAAACTCCACTTGTCAATATTAAAAAAGTCTTTTACTTTTAAAATACAATTATTTAACACTTCTTTTTTGTTATAATTGTTATATGTTAAAATTTTAAAATTCACACCAATATTAATAATATATCCGTCAATAATATTTACTCCATCAGTTAGAAGTCTATATTTTTTTAAATATTCTTTTACGTTATAAAATAAAGCTTCATTAATTTGTGTTAGATTTTTATTTTCATTATATCCAAGGACATACAAATTAACTGAAAATGGATTAGTTACATCATAATTAATTTTTCTAAAATAATTATCTACTGAATTATTTGTTGATGTAGTATTGTTATCATAATCAACAAATCCTGAAACATCATTCTTTAAGTTTAAAACCAAATCTGTATCAGATGTTATATATGCTTTAGCAACTGAACCATATTTTGGCGGCATTGCATATGTTCTAATTAAATAATCATCCTTAGTTACAGATCTATTTTGTGATGTAAAATTCAAAATAGCATTTTGTTTTATTTGATCTACAGATTCTTCATCTGCACCACCAACTGCAGAAGTATAATTATTTACTCTTAAAGTTTGTTTTACTGTATTAAATAATGTTTGTTCATCTGGATTCAATGATGTTGCATCATTCAATAGTTGATATGAACTAATTCTAGTAATTTCATTTGCATTACAATTTGAAAGTGATCCGCCACCAATTATGTAATTGATAGTCAACACTGTATTTGCAGGAGCTGCACCAAATGTATTTGTTTTTAAGAAATTACTTCCGTCTAAGGAAATATCTGTATTTCTAATATTTGATAATCCAATACCAATAATAGACGCATTTGGATAAACTATTTCATCTGAATAATTATCTAATCCAGGACCAAATTCCAAATAAGTTGTATTATCTGCGGTAATACTTGTTACATACTTTCTTGATGTCTTTAATGATTTGATAATCTTTGATACTTCTGATTTATAAACAAAGAAATTTTCATCAGTAACTTGTGAGTTATCTATATCAGTAAAAATAACATCTTGTGCTAAATAATCAGCTTCATACCATTTATTATTATCTTCATCTACAACTGTAATTATATTAACTACATTTTTTTCATCCAATACAATTTTATAGTATGGAGTAGCAGCACCTACAGTGAAAGTTTTAGTAATAATCTTACCAGCAAAAGCCTTAGTAGTTTTTCTTAACAAGAAAAATTGTGGAACTCCTAATGCATCTCTAGAATATACACTAACTTCTCTAGGAGAAAATCTAGTATCAACTGAAAAATCAACTGGTTCACTTATAATGAAATTTTGATCAGAGTTATTTAATAACTCCATATTTTCTCTAATTGACAAACAATATTTTTCATCCGGTACATAATTTCCATCAGAATCAACCTTTGATGGTATTAATTGAAACAATTCAATTTCAGTTATGGATGATTTGGTTGGAGTAGTTTTGTATCCAAGATATTTAGCCAAAGCAATTACATTTTTACGTTCTTCAGAATATGGCATCAATGATTCTTTGAACTGATAATCAATGTAGTATGATAATACATCACCTACATATGCAGCTTGTTCAATAAACATTGTACCAGGTGAACTTTCACTAAAATCCTTATATGTTTTAGGAAAATAGTTCTTGGAAAACTCAATCAAACCAGCTTTAAATGATGCAAAATCTCTATTAAGATATCTAATATCTTTATTAAGAGGTTGAAAGGATTTTGGTTGTGTTTCGGTCATATTATTATAGATTGCTTGTTACAATTAATCCAAGTACATCAGTTTGATTGTTTACCGTAAATTGTATTTTTATGCTTATTATATAATTATCAGTGTTCTTGTTTTTTTGAGCGGTTGTAATGTCTAAAAATACAGTATTTACAATTACATTTGGAAACCAATAATTCATGTCTTCTTTAATAACATTCTTTAAAATCTCATCAAACCCTTCAATATTTTGTTCAAATAGATATTGATACAATTTTGTACCAAACTGAGGGTTAAATCTTCTTTCACCTGGTCTGGTGTTAAAAAAATTAGTGATGTTGGCTTTAATCTGAGTAAGAGTGTCATATGACTGCTCAAAATACCCATTTATGCCAGATCTTAAAGGTAATGTTAAACCAATTGGATTCATATTATGACATTGATACTAAACCACCACCACCAAGACCTGATGTCTTTTTCTTATCAACTGCTTTCAGCAATTTTCTAAAATCTCTATTAATGACATTAAGTACTTTGGCCTGTTCTTCATTAACTGGTGTTATTTGTTGTGGAATCTGTACAGATTCATTAATATTAGCGCCACCTAAAGATTCACTTCGTAATGCACCCATTAATCCCACATAAGAACCTTCTCTTGGAACTCCACCTACAGTTTCATTCAATACCGCATTTAATGCATCATTATTTGTATATTTCTTAAATGTTTTCTTTGCTGGTTGTATGTTTTCAGATGGTTTTTGTGAAACTTTTGGTGTTTCCAATTTTTCACTAACCACGTTTTTATTTTGACCAGTTAATATTTCACTCAAAATATTTGGAATAAGAGTTGGAAGAGTCTTTTGAAGTTCTTCCTTTATTACTGATCTGATTATCTCTTTTAATTCTTGTGTTTTCATACTTGTTGATATTATATAATTATATTTTACTATATACCAAAATGTTTTATTTATTTACCAAAATTAACTTGGTTTTATCATGGATGCTTGAACTGAAAGCGGTGTACCTGGCAAAATTGGTGCAATTTTGAGTTTAGGTATAGTTGGAAATGCAGGCGGTTTGATAATTGATGACATTGGAGGTACATTTGGTATTGGAACCTTTGGTATTGACGGAATACTAGGTACAGTAGGTAAATTTGAGATACTTGGTAACGGTGGTATAGGTGGTATACTAGGAATTGGAGGAATAGATGGTATTGAAGGAGGTGATGGTAGTGAAAAATTTGGTACTGATGGAACAGCGGGTATAGATGGTATAGGTGGTACTGATATTGGTAAGTTTGTTTTTAAATTTTTATATGTTGATGTTTCTGTAAATGTCTTTTTATAATCAAGACCTGATACTCTTTTTAAAGGCAATTTTGGCACACTTGGAAGAGAAGGAATGCTTGGTAAACTAGGGGTTGGTAAAGAACCTAGTGGATTTTGTAAGTTTAATGATGGTGGTGTAGGTAAAGTATACATAAATTAACTCCAAGTTGATGGATTTGGACCTCTTGTTTTACCGTTATAACCTCCAGGAACACCACTACCGTTAAATACATTAATATCAGTTGGTGGTGTTCCTCCTTCAATAGAACCACCATTTCTTCCTGGAGCATAACCACCTCCAGTTAAAAATACTCTTTTACTTAATATTTTATCAAGACTATCTCTCCAAGCTTTTAATTTTTCTTGTGGAGTTGCAATTTGATTGGTTAGTTGTGTTGGATAATCTGATAGTTGACCTAATTGGTCTTCAGGAGTATTTGTTGTGGAAGTAACATGTTCATGATATTGCCAATGAACGTGATCTAATATTAGATCTGCAAGGTCATACAGAAAGTCAACTGTTGTCTGACCTAACAAAGCGGGTTCATTTGTTTGATCATATTGACCTAGATATATTGCCGGACTATTAATCACTGTTTTTGTGTTTGTAGTCATTATTATCTGACCATGTGAATCAACTGTATATTCATTGTCAGTTACAATTCCATATCTCTTTTTAGAATAATGTATAGTTTCTCCATTTCTACTACTTACTATAATTCTATCACTATTAATAACAATTTGATCTCCGGTAAGTATTGGTGGTCTAAATTTAGTACAACCTGGCGGAGAAAATGCGGACACTTCTTCTTTTGAAACGGAAGGATCTTGAAATATTTTCTTTTTGCATGTTGATCTAAAACTAGATTGTGTTAATCCAGATGTTATATGAATAGATGTACCGTCTTGATTAATATCTTCAGATACATATCCACCTGCATTTTTTTCTGATATATCAGGTGTAGGCTTTGATATGTTTTTTTGTCTATTTCTAATCAAAATCATTGGATTACCAAATCCTGCCAATTTATTGCTTACTGGATTTGTATCACCATCTTTGTTATAATAATCTGCATATTTTGGATCACCAATATCATTATCTCTTACATCATCATATGAAGAAAATCTAATAGATTGGCCGTGTCTACTTTCAATTACAGTATCACCTTCAAATCTTTTTACTGAACGTATCTTTCCGTTTGATTTGAAATATCTACCCAAAACAGTTACATTACTTGTATTCTTATATTGTTTAGAAGTTAAATATGAAACTGGTCCCTTATACAAAACATCTGGATCAGTTGGATTATTTTTTATTTCTCTATTTCCTCTGTTTAATCCAACTCTTTTTTCAAATGTAGGATTAGCATCATTATTTGGAAATCCTGTTATATTGATTTTTCTGGTATAATAAAAATTACCAAGATAATTTACTACTGATACAACTTCATTTACAAGTGGATATTCAGTTATACCTGTATTTTCTAATGGTAATGCCCATGGTAATTTTTCTTTTTCTACGTTTTTATGAGTACTAAATGGTCTGACTAATACTCTACCAATCCATGTATAATCTTTATCATTTTGATCCGCAGGTTTATCATTTGCAGCATCTGGCCATTCTGTTGGATTAATATTAATTTTTGTTTTGAATATTGGATGTGAATCATCAAGGATTACATCCAACACAACTGCTGGTTCAAATTGTAAAGATGAATTTAAAGATGAATCACTAAATGAACTAAGTGATTCAATTCTTATTGCTGCTATTACTGAATTATAATCTGAATATCCTGACATATTATTTCTTTGAGTTTATTTCAATTGGAGTATTGATTTCTTTTGTAATTTTATCAACTTCACCCATCAATTGTTTACGTTCATCTTCACTCAATAACATTCCCATATTACCGTCATCACCTTGACTTTGACTGCTAATAATACGTTGTACCACTGCGGCTAATTTGACAAGTTGTTCATCATTTCTGACTGAAACGTCCAAATAATCCTTAATTAGTGGTACAACTACTATTGCATCATTAGCGGTTTTAATCATACTTCGAAGATCAGATACCAAAATATCAATTTGGTCCTTCTTCTGTTCAGAATTAACAACCACATCTTTAAGTAAACTAGAGTATTTTTTACCCTTATATAATTCAAAATCTAAGTCCATGACTATAAATATTGAAAATACCACGTTTTACTTAAATTTATCTAGCGCACATCTCTTGTTTTAATGTTCCTCTATCAGAATAAGATTTAGTAATAGTATTTTGGTACTGTTTCATCTTATTAATTACTTTAGTAATCTGTTGAGTTTTACAAGAAGATATTTCTCTAATATACAAATATAACGCTTTTTTATTGAAAGAATCAATTCTGTCACTGTTTCTGAATAATTCAATTACTGCGTTGGCAATATTTAAATCACGTTGTTTTGTAAATATTTTACCAATATTTTTCTCCCAATAATCAACCATCAATTTCATAAACTCACTTGTTTCCAAATCATCATGATAAGCATCAGTGGTTTGTAAACAAACAGTAGTATCACTTGGAGTATCAGAGATATCAACGTGTTGATTGAATCTCTTATAATTGTTATTGTTGTGGAATATTAAATAGTTTTTGGCAACTATACTGAAATAACTAAAGGCCTTACCTTTACCTTCTTCAAATTTATGCATATTTGCAACTAAATGTGCAATTGTTTCTTTTTGAATTTCTATAGGACTGTTGTCAAAATATGTAAATTTAAATGTATTAAATACATTTTCTACTAGTTTATCAAAACAACGTTTAATTTGTTCCTCATAAATTTTATTTCTAATATCCATAGACTGTTCCTTATTATACTGGATAATAGACTTTTCAGTATCTGTAGTAAAATACATTTTTTCTCCGCTCTTCTTTTTTCTCTTTTTTGGTTGAGATACAATCTCAGGAGTGATTGTTACAATACTATCTGTCAATTTTTTTTGTTCAACAATTTTTTTTGATACTTTGTTTGTTTTAATTGTTTTTTCCTGAATCTTTTTCTTTGGTTTAATTACTTTTTTATCTAATTTATTTTTAATATGTATTGTTTTTTTATTTGATTTAAGTCCAACAGTTTTTGAATTTTTCATTCAGCCCTTTCCTTTAATTTTTCAATTAATTTAATTATCTCAGAAAAAACAAAACCTACATCATCATCTTTTTCAAACATCTGCTTATCATCTAAATCTTTTAATTTTGAATATGTGACGGATACTTCTTTTTTAATGTCTAACAACCAATTTTGGTATGTTTCTATTTTATCAAGATTGACATCTAATGCATAACCTAAAAATATGTTAGCACAAATAGAAGCGGTCAATAATACTGATAGTATAATTATCATAATCTTTATTCTGATAAATCAGTATCATCCTCCAAATAATCTGACATATAATCCAATACATCATCAACTAAATCCCAGTTTTCACGGTTCTTTGCTTCATTTAGAAGCGACATCATTTCTTTAATATCTGCGATATCCATATATATAGTTTAGACTGATATCTAAATATATAGGATATTAAGTTAAAAACAACATTTTTATTCAAAAATAATAATTTTATTTTTATTAAAAACTAAAGTGTGGTGCTTTATTAGATGAAACTTCTTGTATAACTTCTTTTTCTACTATTTTTTCCACAGGCACTTCTCTAATTTCAGTAACTATCTCTCTAATTATTTTTTCATTCTTAACTTCTTCTTCAGCTTCTTTTTTTGCTTGTTCTACTACAGATTCTATATTTTCTGATGGTTCATCCACTGAATCTTGATGTTGATATATCTTGATATCATCTTTTTCTTTTGGCTTTTCAACCGTATCAGTAAAATTTAATGTGGTGTTATATGCCAACAGTAAACATATAGCCAGTGGATCAAATACAGATATAAGAGCAACAATAAACCATGTTACACCAGTATTCATGTCAACTTTAAATTGTTCTGATATAAATTTAAATGTTTGTATATCCTTCTTACTTCCAGCTTCTATCTTAATATCAGCAATTTTCTTATCAAATGATTGTAATTCATCAATTCCTTTTTGTATCTTACCGTTTTCAGATTCAATATCTTTTTCACTCTTATCTATTAATTCTTTGGTTTGTTCTTGTATTTGAGCTAATTGAATTGGATTGCGACTAATAACTACATTAGTCATACTTTCACCCAATCTTGATTCTTGACTGTTTCTTAAAGCAACAATAGATTCAATTCTTTTCTTTGCGGAATTGATTTTGTCTTCAGTATATTTTTTCTGATCTGTGATTACCAAAATTTTATCTTCTGATAATTTATTTTCAATTGCGGATTGCTGATATGCAGATGTTAAATATCCAAAAATACCAAGTGACGTAATAATCATTAGTATTACAACTGCGGAAATTAAATATATTTTAAGCAACAGCTTAATTTTTTTCCAGTATCTATATAAAAATGTAGTAGCTACTAATTTACCTATTTCAAGTGAACTTGCCATAATCATAGATGCTAATGCAGATCCACTAAATAACATTCCAATACCAATTATACTGAAAAATGCTGCACAACTCGCTATAAATAAGGATGATACACCAACAATTCTTTCAAATTTGAATAAATCTTTCATGCGTATATATATCTTTAAACTGAAAAACCCTCCATTGTTTATAACAACAGAGGGTATATAATAAATATATAACCAATTACTTAATCGTAACTTTTCTTACTTCTGGTGTCGCAGGTTTTACTTTATTGAGAGTAATTAATAGAATACCGTTTTCAAATGTAGCAGATACAGTATCTTTTTCAATATTATCTCCTAAAGTAAATGATCTACGGAAACTAGAACGTTTTAATTCTCTTCTGATATATTTTCCATTTTGGGTATCTGTTACATTTTTACTTTTACCGCCACTTACAGTAAGTACATTTTGTTCCACTTCAACATTTACATCTTGTTTACTTAAACCTGGAACTTCAGCTTCTATAACTACTGTATCATTGTAATCAATAACATCTACTCTTGGATATGAACCTTTTTCAAAAAAGTCTACACCAAATTCTTGGCTAAAATTAGGGGAATTTGCTTTGAAAAATTCATCAAAAATTTGATCAAATGGAGTTAAAAACTCATCACGATGAATTGTACGAAATAACGGATTATTTTGATATTTTACTACTGACATATATATTTTCCTTTCTTAAATAGTCTATTTAGACCCATTTTCATGCATTCTTTTTGGGACATGCAAGGATAATCGTTTTGATTATCTAATGTATATATATCAATTAATTAAGAAAAATTCAAAAATTTATTCAATTGGATTAGGCGGAAATAAATTATTTTGTGTATATTCACTTATATAACGATCATTAAATCTAATACCCGCATACATTTCGTAATCTTCAATTGTTCTAACATCACCAAAATTATAAACTGAATCTATCAATTTTTCAAATCCATCCATACCAAATAATTTTTTGTGTCTATTTGTAGAATCATTGTCCAATTTACTCCAATCACTTCCTTCTATAATATGATCATCCCAATGTTTTGGCCTTTTTTCTCTTGTATAATAATGCCATGCAACAATTTTATTTGGATGGTATAAATCATATCCATAGGTGTATGCTCTTACACCAATATTAGTTTCTTCACCGTAAAAATAATAACTTGGATCATGTTGTACCAATTTACTAAATTCACCATCTGTAAAAGCAAAATGTCCGCTATAAAATCTTGACGGTATTGGATTATCATATGTTTCAGTTAATGGTTCAGGAATAAAAAACATTGGACCATCTTCCATAAACTTTTCCAGATTCATTTTCCAAACTTCTTGTAAAAATTCTTCTTTATCCGGATCATAATGAGGCAAATAACCCGTAATCAATGGCTTTTCACTTCCCATTTCTTTACATTGATTATACATATTAATCAATTCTTCATCCCAATTTTGTACAAATCTATGATGCGAATCCAATTGAAGTGTATATTCTTCACCATTATATTGTTGTTGAATTAAATTTCTAGCCCAACATACACCTTTACTTTCAACATATGGAATATCAATATATTCAATTAAATGTTTGATTGGTTCCAATGTTTCATTGTCATCGTGTTGCCACGCAACTACAATTCTTAATGATTCTGGATTTTTAGCTTTATCAACCAAATCCAAAACTGTAGGAATTAATTCAGGATCTCTATAACTCGCAATTTGAACAAATATCATATAACTCATATAATTTACATATTTTTAATCAATATATAAAAAACATTTTACTTGAATTATCTTTTAGCATATACTTTACCATATATGTAGGAAGAGCGTACATCGGGAGTGTGGACCGTTGCAACTACAAGTGATTTTAATTTTAAAGGATTGCTCGTGTTTTTTGATCCTGTAATAATTCCTGTCATATGCCAACGTGGTGAAATATTATCATCACTATTATCCAGTATAAATAATTGTCCTGAATTTCCAGCACCATTATTTGATGATGTATTAAATAATGTACCATCTTCATATGAAAGAGTACAACTTACAGATGGTGTTCCCCCAGCCGAGTCAATGTCATGAACGGAATTAAATTCAAATTCTTCCCAATATGTATATCCAGATGGTAAAGCAAAACTTATAAGTGCATTAACATAACCAGTCGAAGTAGATGAAGTCGTAGCAAATACAGGAACTCTATCAGAAGATTGGCCTGAAGTAGCATAACTCGCAGTTAAAGCATAACTTGCACTTCCGTAGAAAGAAACTGCATTAAAATTGCTTCCACTGTATCCAGTTGCAATAACTTGTCCACTACTACTTACACAAAAAGTAGTGTTTAAACTTGAACTTCCATATGTTACTTCAATTGCTTTATGTAAATGATATGTTTGTGGATTTGATGCACTACTGCCACTAAATACTTCAATTGTAAATCGTGAACTGGTATTAATTGTAGATGGAGATGCACCTATATTAAAT